GAAGTAGACGGCTACAAAGAACAGTTAGATTATTATATACAAATGGATAGAGGACTTAGTATTCCAGGTTGTGCCGTAGGTACTGACTGGGATATAGGTAACGACTACGCCTTTGGTAAATATGAGAAAACCTATGGTGATAACATATAGAACATTACATAATATACAGTTCCCAGTATTTCTACTATACTCAAATGAGTGGGAGCATGCAGACGGGTTGCTATTTGTGGAGGGGCAGGTAATAGATGATACAAATATGCCAGGAAGTACTATGGGTATTCGTAGATTACAGACTCCGCAACCAGACCTGTATCCACTTAAAAAAGCAATACAAAATCATAATGGCATACTTAAACAAACAACTAAGTGCTTTATAGATAATAACGGAAAGCCTTTTATTTATCAAAAAACTAAGTTTGCTAATTTAAAATATTTAAAAATTATTGAAGTGATACGCAAGGATACCGCTTCACTAATACGAGTAAAAGGCTGTACCTCACCTTTTACCGTTCCACGGCCTCCCTTGCATGGAATGCAATGGGCAGGGATACTGCATCTACAAGGACTACCGTGGATGCTTTACGAGTATTCTGAAGAGAAACTCAAAGACACAAGACGAAAAGTATAATTTATGGCTAAAAGAAACCGTACTCTTGCAGGGGCTAGTTTAACCCTTCAGGAAATAGAACCTTTAACGCGGAATCAAGTAAAGGCATTTGATTCTAATAAACATTTAATTCTGCATGGATTAGCAGGAACAGGAAAAACTTTTATATCTTGTTACCTTGCTTTCGATGATATGTCAAAAGGAGCATATGAAAAGTTAGTAATTATTCGTAGTGCAGTACCAACTCGGGATATTGGGTTTCTTCCCGGAACAGAAAAAGAAAAATCTTCAGTATACGAAGAACCCTATCAAGCAGTATCAAATGAGTTGTTTGCACGAGGAGATGCTTACGGTATACTAAAACAGAAGTCTCTAGTAGAGTTTATGACCACCTCTTTCATTAGGGGTATTACATTGAAGCACGCAGTTATATTAGTAGATGAGTGCCAAAATATGTCTTTTCACGAGCTAGATTCAATTATTACTCGTATAGGACAGAACTGTAGAGTAATATTCTGTGGAGATTTTAGGCAAGCAGACCTAGAGAAAAATGGTATGCAAAAATTTATGCAAATACTTAAACGTATGGGTGATTTCGATTTCATTGAATATGAGGTAGAGGACATAGTACGTTCCGACTTTGTTAAGAACTACATTATAGCTAAGAATGAATTGAGCATATGAAAGCAGTTATAAGTAACAGAATATATATGGAAGTTAGTGACGATCTCCAACTGAGTATCGACAAAGAACTTACGTATGCCATTCCTACACACAACCCTTTAGACCCACCCCAGATGATTAAAAACATGGGTCTTATTCGCAAAGGGTTGGTATCATTACCTGTGGGAAGAATGGATTTAATACCAGAACACTATGAAATAGTAGATAAACGCATTACAAAGCCAGTAGAATTTCCTACGTTTAAGTATGAGTTACGAGACAGTCAAAAGGATGTTTATGATGCGCTCGAAGACAATAGTATAATAAACGCTTGGGTCAGTTGGGGAAAGACTTTTACAGGTCTTGCCATTGCTGGAAAGCTTGGTCAGAAAACACTAATCATAACTCACACTGTAGCACTAAGAAACCAGTGGGCGAAGGAAGTAGAAAAAGTCTATGGAATCACAGCTGGAATCTTAGGTAGTGGGAACTGGGAGATAGACCATCCTATCGTTATTGGCAATACTCAAACATTATACCGTAATATTGAGAAGATAAGAAAGGAATTCGGAACTATCATACTAGATGAAATGCATCACGTTAGTAGTCCGACCTTTTCCAAGTTACTAGATACAAATCATTGTCGATATAAGATAGGATTATCAGGAACCATAGAACGAAAGGATGGAAAGCACGTAGTATTCAGAGATTACTTTGGAAGCAAGATATTTAAACCGCCAAAGGAGAACTATATGACTCCTAGTGTGCATCTGGTACATTCTGAAATAAGATTTATGGACGGAGCAAAGATACCTTGGGCTAACAGAGTAACTAAGTTAGCCAACGATGAAGAATATAGACATACTATAGCCATGCTAGCGGCAGCCTACGCTGCAAGAGGGCATAAAGTATTAGTAGTAAGTGACCGAGTAGCTTTTTTAAAGAGTTGTGCGGAGCTTACAGGAGAAAAAGCAGTCTGTGTAACAGGTGATATACCTCACGCGGACAGAGAGGGGTTAATAGATCAAGTGCTCTACGGGGACGCAAATGTTCTATACGGAACTCAAGCTATTTTCTCGGAAGGAATTTCAGTAGACACGCTTAGTTGTCTAATATTAGGAACCCCCGTAAATAATGAGCCCCTACTTACACAGCTAGTAGGTAGGGTAATTCGTAAAAAGGAAGGAAAGATTGACCCTGTTATTATAGACATCCATCTTAAAGGCAATACCGCCAGAAGGCAGGCCTCGAATAGAGTAGGCTTTTATATGAAACAGGGTTGGCAAATAAAACAATTATGACACTAGAAGATTTAATAGCACCCGTAACCAAGAAAGAACTCTTTGAAGAAATACTAGGAAAGAAACCTTATGTATTTCCTGCGACTGATTATAAAAAAGAATTTTTCTCAAATATTATAACTTGGAAGCAGTTCTCAGACTATATCAACAATCACAGAGCTTCAGCGGGTTTGCAGGTTATAACTCCGCAGGGCAACAAGTTGTGTATGGAAAAAAACAATTTACATTCAGACTTCCAGCCTCACTGGGACTTTGAAAATAGATACGAAGTTTTAAAAGTCTATAGAAACTGGCAACAAGGTGGAAGTGTTATATTAACTAAAGCATCTATGCTTACTCCTAATATTTCTGCAATCGCGGGTTGTTTAGAGGAAACAATAGCTAATAGTGCTGCTGACGCACATTTTTACTGTTCACCGTGTAAAGATGCTACCTCTTTCTCGGTACACGCAGATGCAGACGATAATTTTCTAGTGCATGCAATCGGAAAAGTCCATTGGCAGGTTTTTACAAAAACATCTCGTGAAGATTGCGTAATAGATACAGTACTAGAACCAGGAGATCTGTTATATATACCAAAAGGTACATACCATAAGGCAGAGCCAGTAACAGCCAGGGTATCTATATCTGTACCCTTAGCTATTGTCAAAGGTATTCATTCTCTTTGTCGCGATTACTGTGACTTTGAAAAAAATATTTCTTGACAAAATTCTTAAAAAGGAGTATAATAGTTGTTCTTATTTGATTGGAAAAAGGTTTACGATACGGCAGAGGGTAATATTTCAAATTGTAATTTGATAATGGAAATGCTCATAAAGAGAAAAATTCCAAATAATAGATATGACCCCATCTATTCGTATTCGCAAATGAGTTTCGTGGGTAATAATTTTTTAATACACCCAGATGTTCTTTTGCTCAATTCTTATAAGTACTCAAGCCGCGACATCTCGGTGTACTATGCATTAGCTTCACTCCGAAGCCTAGCAGAGTACATGGTGTCAAAAAAACTTACACTAGATTTACTGCATTTACCAGTACCTCTAGAAACTATCACAGAAAATAGGCTACTTACATTAGAAGGCGAGAATATTCACTTTCTATATGAAGAAGTCACACAGGAGAATATACACTAATGGCATTATCATTTAATAAGCAAACTGGCGGAGCCCAGAAATCATCAATTAATACTTTCACATACAAAGACGGCGATAACAAGATGCGCATCGTAGGCGATATCCTTGCTCGTTACGTTTACTGGATTGAAGGTGAAAACGGCAAGAACATTCCTTTGGAGTGCTTGTCATTCGACCGTAACGCAGAGAAGTTTAATAACGCAGAAAAAGATTGGGTTCGTGAATACTTCCCAGATCTTAAGTGTGGCTGGAGCTACGCTGTTCAAGTTATTGACCCTGCCGACGGCAAAGTTAAAGTAGCAAATCTTAAGAAGAAGTTGTGGGAGCAAGTAATTACTGCCGCAGAAGATCTTGGAGATCCTACTAACCAAACAACTGGCTGGGATATCTGTTTTAAAAGAGTTAAGACAGGCCCGCTCCCTTACAATGTTGAGTATCAACTACAAGCATTGAAGTGTAAGCCACGTGCTCTGACAGACGAAGAGTTAGGTCTTGTTGCAGACCTTAAGTCTATGGACGATGTTATGCCTCGCCCTACTGCTGATGCACAGAAAGAGCTTCTTGATCGAGTTCGCAACGCAGGACAGGACAATGACGACGAGTTGCTAGACGCGGAGTTCAATGTAGGATGAGTTATGATAAACATGGTAAAGGAGTAGTAGCAGCTCTTTTAGTTCATGCTGACTTAATAAAAAAAGGTTATCAAGTTTTTACAGAAGATACCGGTCAGGGGATTATAGACCTGGTATCTGTACATCTCCAAACCGGAGAAACAAGATACATTGATGTTAAGTCTTTAGCTAGAAGAGCAGACGGGTCTAAAATTAACAGAATACTAAAACCTGTTCAAAAAAAGTTTGAGGCTGACTCAGGCTTAAAAATAGAATTAGTATATGCAGACACTGAAACTTATGAAATACAATATCCTCTTAGAAGAAAAAGGGCGGCAGCATGATTTTATATACCGCAGACTGGCACATAAAGCTGGGACAGAAAAACGTCCCAGTTAAGTGGGCAGTAGATCGGTATGAAATGTTCTTTGAACAAGTTTACGAACTAGAAAAACAATGTAGTATGCATATAATCGGGGGTGATCTATTTGATCGCCTTCCGAGCATGGAGGAACTGGAGCTGTACTTCTCGTTTATTCGGAAAGTACAGATTCCAACTATTATATATGACGGAAATCACGAAGCTACTAAAAAGAATAAGACATTCTTTACACAGCTAAAACAAGTATCCAGAGATATAAACCCTCTTATTAACATAGTGGATATTTCGTATATTGATAGAGATACAGGCTACGGTATTTTGCCCTACGCTGATCTCCACAAGAAAGGTAGCATAGACCATTTCGATACTAAAATGCCCTTGTTTACACACATTCGTGGAGAGATACCTCCCCACGTTAAACCCGAAATAGACTTAGATTTATTAGCTGACTTCCCTGTAGTATTTGCAGGAGATTTACACGCTCATAGCAACACCCAACGTAACATTGTATATCCAGGTAGTCCTATGACAACTTCTTTTCACAGGAGCAGAGTTAAAACGGGGTATCTACTTATCAATGAACGTGATTGGAGTTGGATGTGGGAAGAGTTTAAACTTCCACAATTAATCCGCCAAACAGTATCAGATCCTAGTGATATGATACCTACTGATTATGATCACACGATCTATGAGATAGAAGGTGACATTCATGATCTGGCTGCTGTTAAAAACTCCGACTTACTTGATAAGAAAGTAGTTAAAAGAAACTCTGAAGCCTCTTTAATAATAAACAAAGATATGTCTATAGACGAAGAATTAGTAGAGTATCTAACTTATATTTTAGAAATTTCACCCGAAAAAATACCGGATATCTTAGGAACTTATAATGATTACGCTGCGAACATTGAAATGGGATAACTGCTTTAGCTACGGTTCTGGTAATGAATTAACACTCAATGATAATACAGTAACACAAATTATTGGCACTAATGGTATGGGGAAGTCCTCTATACCATTGATTATTGAGGAAGCTTTGTATAACAAGAACTCAAAAGGCATAAAGAAAGCAGACATTCCCAACAGATACATAAACGATGGTTATAATATCTATCTTTCATTTACTAAAGATGAGGATAGGTATGAGATAACTATTACCCGAAAGTCTAGTATTAAAGTGAAACTAGAAAAAAATAGTGAAGATATTAGTAGTCATACGGCTACTAATACTTATAAAAGCATTCAAGAAATTATTGGTGTTGACTTTAAAACCTTCTCTCAATTAGTGTACCAGAATACAAATGCAAGCCTGCAGTTTTTAACTGCTACTGATGCTAATCGAAAGAAGTTCTTAATTGACTTATTACACCTAGAGAAGTATGTAGAGTTATTTGAAGTGTTCAAAGAGGCTGCTAGAGAGGCTTATGTCCATACTGCCACGATCACCTCAAGATTAGCAACTATTGAGAAATGGTTAGCCAACAATAAATTGACTGATACCAATATACTTCCTCTGGAAGATTTTGATATTGATACGACTAAAGACGAAGAGTCTTTGCGTCGTTTAACGATAGAGATTCAAAATATCTCTGAAAAAAATAAAAAAATCTCACAAAATAATCAATATAAGACATTGTTGGGATCAATAGATATAGGTGCCATTAACAGTTCACCTGTAACTGATTTAAAGTCCTACGATGGGCTACAATCCCAAGTAGGTAGTTTAAAAGCAGCCGCTACGGGTGCACAGAGGCTTTTAACGAAGCTAAAAGGTTTGGGAGATCATTGCCCTACTTGTGAGCAACCTGTAGACACTTCTTTTAAACAAGAGATGATTGCAGTTGAGCAAGAGGTGTTGGAGACAGCACAGGAAAAAATTGAGGGAATTTACGATGAAATTGAGACCATCAAACGAAGTAACGACATATACGTTAAAAACTCAACTGCAAAAAAAGATTGGGAAGATTTATTTCGCTCTATTGACCAAGCCCTTCCAGCGAGTCCAGTGGATAAAAACGAGCTTGAAGCAAGGGTGGCGAGCATACGAGCTGACCTACTTCAAACTAAAGAGCTTAGACAAAGTATCGCAGATGAGAATGAAAGAAGAACAAAGCAAAACACCCGTATCCAAGTAGTACAGGAACAAACTGAAGAGTTCTTAACACAGTTGAAGCAATGCGAAGTTGAGTTAAAGAACCATAGTAAATTAGAGACTTCCTTAGAGATTCTAAAAAAGTCTTTCAGTACTAACGGGCTACTTGCTTATAAAATTGAAAACCTAGTTAAAGAATTAGAAGAGTTAGCAAATGAGTATTTGGCTGAACTCTCTGACGGCAGGTTCACTCTTGAGTTTATAGTTTCAAATGATAAACTCAATGTACAAATCACAGACAACGGAAATATAGTAGATATTCTAGCCCTTTCTTCAGGAGAATTAGCTAGAGTAAACACCGCCACTCTTATAGCCATTCGCAAGCTAATGAGTAGTATTTCTAAGTCTAGGATAAATGTATTATTCTTGGATGAAGTAATAAATGTATTAGATGATGCAGGACGCGAGAAAATGGTGGAGGTGTTATTAAATGAACCTCTTAATACTTATATAGTATCACATGGTTGGACGCACCCTCTCTTGGAAAAGATTGAGGTGGTCAAGAACGGCAACGTCAGTGGATTGGAGTAAATAGTGAAACATAAAAAATTAATATCGTTATGCCTACTAAGTGCGATAGTAGGTGCAGTAGAATTTTCAGGAAATATAGGATATGCATCAGAGTACCATTATAGAGGCATATTTCAACACGCAGACTCTTTAAATGCGGGGGTTGATATAGAAGCAGGAGGCTTTTCAGCAGGAGTATGGACAGCAGATGTAGGTGATGGAGCTGAAGTAGATTTATACGGCTCTTACTCATGGGAATTAGGCGACCTTACTGCCTCAGCAGGAATGACAGGGTACTACTACACAGGTGATTTTGACGAAACCTATGAAGAAGTAAATCTAGGATTGGATTATAAGTTCCTCTCTGTAGCTCATAGCTATGGTACATGGGACGGAGAAGAAGGTATGGACTATGACTTTACTTCTGTAACAGCTAATTGGAACGGTCTTTATACAACTTATGGAGTATTTGGCAAAGAGTTCGAAGGAGACTACATACAGGCTGGATACGGTCTTGAATGGGCAGGCTTTGATTGGGGAGTATCTTATATCAAACATGATGAGGGAGACTCACTAATTGGCACAGTTAGCAGGTCGTTTTAATGACCAGTAGCAGGCGTAGACAGTGGTGGAATGTAATAAGAGGCGCAGAATTAACAAAGGACTATTGGAGGCATGAATGCGGATATTTAATAATAACTGTATGTAAAGATAACCGATGTGAATCATGCGGATTAAACGAGGAAGAATATGGTAGACTCAAGAGCGAAAGGAGCGAGGGGCGAATATCTAGTACGTGATATGCTTCGAGAGTTTACAGGATTGAAATTCGAGAGAGTCCCAGCCTCTGGGGCTCTTGAGTATTTGAAAGGAGACTTATATGTCCCAAATCAAAGAAATCATTTCTGTATCGAAGTAAAGAACTATAAGGATTCTCCTTTAACAGATAAAATTTTTACACAACCTAAGACGAATAATCTTATACGTTGGTGGAAAAAGATAGTAATACAAGCGGCAGGAGGCGATCAAAAGCCTATGCTATTTTTTAAATATGACCGATCAAAAGTATTTGTAGTAGTAGAACAACGACCCATTAATACTAAAGAGTATCTATATGTTGCGTTCTTAAACTGTTATATATTACTTGCGGAAGATTGGTTAAACCTAGAGAAAGTGGAGTGGATCGGTGGCTTTTAGTTTTTCAGAGCAGATGGAGGGCATGGCAGGACGTACATTAGTTGTTGATGCGTTAAACCTTGCCTTTAGATGGAAACACGCAGGTCGCACAGATTTTAGAAATGATTATGTTGCAACAGTAGTGTCACTAGCAGCCTCTTATAAGTGTAGTAATGTTATTATTACTGCGGATTGGGGTTCTTCTACATATAGAAAAGACATTTTACCTGAGTACAAACAAAATCGTAAAGAAAAGTACGACCAGCAAACAGAAGAAGAGGCGCAAGCCTTTAAAGACTTCTTTGAAGAGTACGAAGAAACATTAGAATTACTAGCAGAAAAGTATACAGTGCTACGTTTTAAAGGTGTAGAGGCAGATGATCTTGCTGCCCACCTAGTTAAACAAAAGACTAAGTATAAACTCGATGAAATATGGCTAATATCAAGTGACCGAGATTGGGACTTATTGATTCAAGAAGGCGTAAGTAGATTCTCTTATGTAACTCGCAAAGAAGTAACTATAGAAAATTGGAGTGAGCACTATAACGTAGCTCCAGAAGAGTATATCTCTTTTAAGTGCTTGACAGGGGATAAAGGCGATAATGTTCCTGGTATCACTGGTATTGGTCCAAAACGAGCTGAACAGCTAATTAAAGACTATGGTGATGCTATGACAATTTATGATAACGTACCTATTCCGGGCCATTATAAGTATATTCAAGAGCTGAATGCGAATGCAGATGTCTTGCTAAAGAATTATGAATTGATGGATTTAGTAACATATTGCGATGATGCAATCGGTAAGGATAATATATCCGAAATACAAGGGAGAATGGTTTAATGGACCAATATCAAAGTTTTATACACAAGAGCAGGTATGCTCGATGGATAGAAAGCGAGGGTCGCAGAGAGACCTGGGAAGAAACAGTAAACCGTTATATTAATTTCTTTAAAGAAAGAGAACAACTTGACGATGAAAGTGGGCAAGAAATCTATGAAGCTATTCATGCTTTAGAGGTTATGCCTTCTATGAGATGTATGATGACGGCAGGGGAAGCACTGAAGCGTGATAACGTGGCAGGTTTTAACTGTAGTTATTTACATATTGATCATCCACGAGCTTTTGATGAGCTTATGTATGTATTGATGTGCGGAACAGGTGTAGGATTTAGTGTTGAGCGTAACTTTATTGCTAAACTACCAGAGGTTGCTGAGAGCTTTCACAAAACAAACTCAGTTATTGTAGTAAGTGATAGTAAACTAGGGTGGGCAAGTGCCTTTCGTGAGTTGATTGCTATGCTTTACGCAGGTAAAATACCAAATTGGGATATGGGTAGAGTTCGTCCAGCAGGAGCCAGGCTTAAAACCTTTGGCGGGCGAGCAAGTGGTCCAGACCCTTTAAATGATTTATTCAACTTCTGTGTAGGGGTATTTACTAAAGCAGCAGGGCGTAAACTAACAAGTATTGAGTGCCATGACGTATGCTGTAAAATTGCCGATATCGTAGTTGTTGGAGGAGTAAGACGTTCTGCTTTAATCAGTTTGTCGAATCTATCCGATAATCGTATGGCAAAAGCTAAGTCTGGACAGTGGTGGGAAGGCGAAGGTCAGAGACGTTTAGCAAACAACTCAGTAGCTTATACCGAAAAGCCAGACTTTGAAGCGTTTTTATCTGAGATGCATACTCTATATGATAGTAAAGCAGGTGAGAGAGGTATCTTTAGTCGTGTTGCCGCTAAGAAAATAGCAGGAAGGAACGGACGAAGAGACGCAGAGCAAGATTTTGGAACAAACCCATGTTCTGAGATTATTCTAAGAAGTAACGAATTCTGTAATCTTTCGGAAGTAGTGGTACGAGAAGACGACGACTTAGATGATCTAATGAGAAAAGTACGTCTTGCTACTATTATTGGTACATTGCAGTCAACCCTTACGGATTTTAGATATCTACGGGTACGTTGGAAAAGAAATACGGAAGAAGAGGCTTTGTTAGGCGTGAGTTTAACAGGTATTATGGATCATTGGTTATTAAGTAAGCCTTCCGCTGATCTCGAAAAGTGGCTTACAGCAATGAAAGGAGTGGCAATTGAAACTAATAAGATATGGGCGGAAAAGCTTGGAGTTAATCAATCTGTGGCTATCACATGCGTTAAACCTAGTGGTACTGTTTCTCAGCTCGTTGATAGTGCTAGTGGTATCCATCCTCGTTTTTCTAAGCATTATATCCGTAGAGTACGGTCAGATCGCAAAGACCCGCTTGCAATCTATATGGACAAAGCAGGATTTCCGGTAGAAAAAGATATAATGAATGATAGTACAGCAGTATTTAGTTTTCCTGTTAAGTCTCCCGAGACATCAGTAACAGTAAAACAAGTAGGAGCTATGGAACAGTTAAAACTATGGAAAGCATATCAAGATTTTTGGTGTGAACATAAACCAAGTGTGACTGTATACTATACAGATAGCGAATTTTTAAAGGTCGCTCAATGGATTTGGGATAATTTTGATACAGTTTCAGGAATTAGTTTACTTCCTACAAGTGATCATATATACCAACAAGCTCCATACGAAGAAATTGATGAAAGTCAATATGAAAAGCTAGTGGCGGCTATGCCACACAATGTGGATTGGGAGAATTTATCTCAATTTGAAGAAGAAGATAACACAACAGGGTCACAAGAACTTGCTTGCGCAGGTGGGGCTTGTGAGATAGTATAATTAGAGGACATTATAATGGAACTAGCAACAAAAAGAAAACCAGAAATTATTACAATGGATGGAATAGATTATCCTTTGGATGAGTTCACAAATAAAGGTAGATACCTTTTAAATCAATGCCGAGATCTAGAGGATCAATTAAATATTGCACGTATGAGGCAAGATCAAATAGATGTAGGTCTACAGGCGTTTACAAGGTTGTTGAAAGAGGAACTAGAAGATCCTACGGAAGACGATGAGTAGTAAAATGAAAAGGGACTTTACAGTCCCTTTTTTATTATTATGAGATTGTACAAGTTCCAGATGCATTAATAGCAGTAACAAACTCACTGGGTAAATCACCTTCAGAAAATAATCGTAAACCTCCATGTTCTAATAAATAAGTTGAACCTCTTTTAGTTAGTCCTACAGGTATTGGAACACTATGAGTTGCATGTAGATCGTAGGGGTATACAGAACCCAGTGCCTCAGATGCAACAAGATCGGTGAATTTAAAATCAGACGGCCAAGCTGATGCAATAATACTTGGGTCAGAAGTTAGAGATTGTATATACTCCGCAGCAGAACAGAAAACAGGTGCTACATTGGGAGAAGAAGGTCTACTAGAGTACTCAATCCAATGGACAAGTCCAGCATTATCAATCCCTACATAAAGTTCTCCCTCATAGTTTCCTCCCTTCGTTTTAGCCATATCTAGGAATGTAGCTGCAAAGGCCCTGACTGCCGTGTCATCATCACTACTTAAAGTATCAGAAGTAGTATGCCCCATCCAAGAAGTTACAGGCAATACAACTCCCTTGGTCGTAGCTTCTCCACCTAGAGCCCATGTAGAGCTAATAGCCCACTGCCCATTAGCGATAACAAAATAGACACAGGCTTCTGTAACCATATTAGGAATAAAACGTTCAAAGTAATAGTCGTACGCATCTTCTTCACCTAGTCGAGACGTCAGTGTGGCCTCTTCACCCGCCTGAAGAATAATAGCGTTTTGGAAAACAGTTTTAGGCTTTACCACTATAGGTCGTTCTGTACAAGACGTTAAATCTGCAGCAATATTAGCACTGGAACCTTCTAATAAAACAGGAGACGTACGTAATCCTAAGGCACTAATAGCAGCCCTTGTAGCAAACTTATTAGTCTCTAGCTCGGCAGCAGCTACATTAGGCCCTAAATATACAACATCTTCAGGTATTATACTTTCTATAAAAGCAACCCATGGAAGACCATTAATTACATGAGTTATTGAATGCGCAGTAATTGCATCCGTAATCCAAGTACAGTTATCTACAGTCCAATCCACAGCAGGTAAAGGTTCTTTTACTACTCCTACTGCCCCTATAGAAACAGAGTACTCATCTAAAGAGCCTGTTCCTGTCCCCGTAGCTATATAGACATTATGACCAGCATCTGCCAGTAGCTTGGCTTGATAAAAAAATTGCTGATGATACCCAATAATGAGTACGTTCATTTTTTCGCTCTCCTATGGCCTTAAAGGTAAGCATTCTGCTAGACCGTTTCTTAGTTTTGCCATTCTTTTGTGTGTTTTTGAAGCAACTGCTTCAACTTTTAATCGTTCTTTTTCCGGTAATCCGTCTAGTAAAGGGAGTGCTAGTTCAAGTGCATAAGATAGCATCTCATTACCATTCGCCTCTCCTTTTAAAAATACAGGAATATAGTTATGAATTGAGGCTTGACAGCTTAATAATCCATAATCTAAAGCAACATATCCACTTATAGATTTAGCAACTATAGGATCGGACTTATGGTTCATAAATCTAGGCATACGAAGCCTTCTTACTTGCCCTAAAACTCCTTGATCTGAAAGAGGGACCACATCCCACCTACTTGGATTAATTAAAAATACTGATAAATCTATAGCTTTTTTAGTAATTTTATCTTTACCTATTAATCCATAGATATGTTTTTGTCTCTTGTTGTCAGTAAATACTCCTTCACGACTAATAGCAATATGATAATCATCTAATAACTCTGGTCCTGGCATATCTCCTTCTTGTATGTTAAGTATTACTCCGCTTCGTACACACAAGGTTAATTCATTAGTATTATTTAAAGCTGTTGGTATATACCCATCCTTAAAAGGAACTACTTTATATTGCCATCCTGGCATATTTTTGTTTATACTATTTATAGTTAATGCCTCTAAGTTATTACATTTAATTATTAGTATTTTTCGGCAAGACATGAGGCACCTCCGAATATTGTTTAAAAAATGAGTCTATACGTTCCTGAGGGCTCTCAATCGTTGCAGGTATTAACCCCGCGTATTTACTAGATAAAATTGCCTTAAATCTAGGCTCTCTGAGTACGTCATCTACTTCTAATGCTTTATATATAGCTGTATACGTCATCCATACATTGTTATAACCAAAGTGATAAGTCGTTTTACCTTTTGCTAACGCCACCATGCCCATCTCAGAGTTATTACAGTATCCTACAATAGCAGCATTTTCTAGTAACTCATGCCCACTTACTTTTTTGTCAATTACCGCATTTCCCCATCTATGCTTTAAATGTTCAAAAGCAGGAGGAGAAGTAAGAGGATGGCATTTTAACATTGCTCCCTGTTTTACTGCTCTATCTACTTTATCAAAATCTACTACAGTATTTAATATGTTGGTGCCGGGGAGAAAAATTACAAAGTCATGCTTTATGCCTTTCTTTCTAAGTCTGTATTTATCTACGCTATTATCTGCAATTTCCTTAAAAAGCCTTTCTCCTTCTTCCGTAATAGGACCGGATGCAGCTTCTTTCATAGCTTTTTTAGCGTACTTACAACTAGCGACTCTAAGGTATATGAACTGTGTTAGCGTATCAGTATAACAATACCCATGTATTTTGTTGCCTTCGGAAAAATCATACCATATGTCGTATTCAACATTGCATCCTTGTGGGCTTGATGTAGGTATTAATTCTTTTAATTTAATCAAAGAATCAAATTCCTTGCCTCTTAGTACATTTCCTGATTTAAAAAAATGTGCTACTGGATTACCCAGCTCATCTTTATCTGCTAGTTTCTTTAATGCCATTTTTAAGGCTCTCCAGTTCGTCCTCTAATTCTGCTATTCTATCCTCTGTCTCACTAAAATGTTCCATAATAATATCTAAAGCAGTTTCTAACTTGTTATTCAATTCTTCAAAATTCATTAGTCCTCGACCCACTGAGACCCATCCCAGTATCGTGTATTGTGTGCGGATCCGCTAGTTACTTCAGTCTGCGCCCCTGTGGCAGTAAGACGTTCATAAACAACGGTGTTTGTTGCCCTGCTCGTTCCAGTAGCACGGCTAGTGCTTGTAGCTCTGCTAGTACCTGTGAGCTTGCTGGTGCTGCGTGTTGTAACATAACTAGTCGCATAGGATGTAGTAGTAGCTTTACTCGTACCAAATGTGGTAGTTGTATCGAAAGTAGTAGTAGTAGTATGACTAGTAGTATGACTAGTAGTAGTATTATACGTAGTAGTATACGAAGTCGTAGTACTATGTGTAGTAGCATATGTAGTAGTTGTACTTTTAGTAGTATTATACGAAGTCGTAGTAGAGTGGCTAGTGTTATACGTAGTCGTAGTAGAGTGACTTGTATTAAACGCAGTGCTATACGTAGTTGTAGTGTTATGGGTAGTTCCATACGTAGTAGTTATACTCGTACCTCTACTTGTAGCATATGTGGTCGTAGTAGCACGAGTAGTGTTATACGAAGTCGTAGTAGAATGGCTAGTACTATGGCTAGTTGCATACGTAGTGGTCGTACTCTTACTTGTAGAATACGTAGTAGTTGTGCTCCTAGTAGTATTATACGAAGTCGTAGTAGAGTGACTAGTACTATGGCTAGTTGCAAACGTAGTAGTAGTACTCTTACTTGTAGCATATGTAGTCGTCGTATTTCTAGTAGTATTATACGAAGTCGTAGTAGAGTGGCTGGTACCATGACTTGTAGCATATGTGGTTGTAGTACTCTTACTTGTAGCATATGTAGTCGTCGTATTTCTAGTAGTATTATACGAAGTCGTAGTAGAGTGGCTGGTACCATGACTTGTAGCATATGTGGTTGTAGTACTTCGAGTAGTATTATATGTAGTAGTATGGCTAGTTCCACGACTTGTAGCATATGTGGTTGTAGTACTTCTAGTAGTGTTATACGAAGTCAAAGTTGTTTTAGTTGTCCCCGTAGCATAAGACGTAGTTGTACTTTTACTTGTAGGATATGTAGTAGTACGGCTAGTTCCACGACTTGTAGCATATGTGGTTGTAGTATTTCTACTTGTCGGATATGTAGTAGTTGTACTTTTACTAGTAGCAAACGTAGTAGTATACGAAGTAGTATGGCTAGTTCCAAACGTAGTAGTACGACTAGTTCCACGACTTGTCGGATATGTGGTTGTAGTATTTCTACTTGTCGGATATGTAGTAGTTGTACTTTTACTAGTAGCAAACGTAGTGTTATACGAAGTTACATGGCTCGTTCCAAACGTAGTAGTCCAAGAAGTAGACCTACTTGTAGCAAACGTAGTTGTAGTACTCTTACTAGTTGTAGTATTATACGAAGTTGTAGTATTTTTACTAGTAGCAAACGTAGTAGTCCAAGAAGTAGTCCAAGAAGTATTATACGAAGTTGTAGTACTTTTACTCGTTGTAGTATTGAACGAAGTACTATACGAAGTAGATCTACTAATAGTATAGTATAGCCTAGGAGCCCCTTTCGGCCCATTAAATATTATAGTAGTATACGAGGCATTAGCTGGTCGGCTATAAATTCCAGATGTTGTACCGGAACCGGAGACCGAAACAGAAGAACCCGCCCATTGTGCGTCAAGATTTAGATTCGAACTATTTGTTCTCCAGTACTGGTTAGATGAGTTAAAGCCTGGAGTCGTAGTCCTACTAGTAGTACGACTTGTCAACGTAGAGTAAGAAGTAGTTGTACTCTTACTTGTACCACGACTTGTAGTACGACTTGTAGTACGACTCGTATTAAACGTAGTTGTAGTAGTCTTACTCGTTCCAGTCGCATAGGATGTAGTAGTACTTCGAGTAGTATTATATGAAGTAATACGACTAGTTCCACGACTTGTGTTATACGAAGTAGTATGGCTAGTTCCACGACTTGTATTAAACGTAGTCGTAGTACTTCGAGTAGTATTAAACGTAGTACTTGTACTTCGAGTAGTATTAAACGTAGTAGTCCAAGAAGTAGACCTACTTGTGTCATACGAAGTTACATGGCTAGTTCCACGACTTGTATTAAACGTAGTCGTAGTACTTCGAGTAGTATTAAACGTAGTACTTGTAGAATGACTAGTATTAAACGTAGTATTATATGAAGTAGTCCTACTTGTATTAAACGTGGTCGTAGTACTTTTACTGGTTGTAGTATTATACGAAGTTGTAGTATTATGACTCGTTCCAAACGTAGTAGTTGTAGAGTGACTAGTATTAAACGTAGTATTATACGAAGTTACATGACTTGTAGCAAACGTAGTTGTAGTACTCTTACTTGTATTATACGTTGTATTGTAGCTAGTTGTCGTAGAGTGACTCGTTCCGAACGTAGTACTTGTAGTATGACTAGTATTATAGGTAGT